TTTATTAAAACAAAATACAATATCTATTTTAAAAAACTATCCTAGATTTTTGGCTTTATTAAAAGTTTTTTCAAAAAGATTTGATAGTTTGCAAGATTGTTTTAATTATTTATGTGAAAATACTAATTTAAGTAACGCACAAGGCATTTGGCTTGATTATATCGGTTGGCTTGTTGGTGAGGTTAGGGGCGAATATATTGATACAAGCAAGTATTTTTGTGTTAATGCCGAAGATATAAATGTATCAAAACTTTTTTATTTTCCTACATTATCAAGTACACTAAATAGTAATAGTAGCTTAGGCGACGCATTATTTCAAGGGCAAATAAAAGCTAAAATTGCTTATAATGTTAGCAAAGGTACAAGAGAAGATTTAATAAAAATTATTAAATCTTTAGTTAATGCGGATAGAGTTATTATTGAAAAAGTATCGCCTATGGTATTAAAAATTAGCCTTTATGGTGAAAGAGTTTTAACTTATGATATTGTAAACAGAATAGCCAATGTTTTACCGCAGGGTGTAGGACTTTATGAAAATGATATAACTGTTTATGGTGATATGAGTTATGAAGATATAGAAATTAAAATTAATGAAATTGTTGAAATGAATAATATAGGCGGTGTTCCGTCAGGCTATACATATATTAATATTGATGAAGATTTAGATGATATTTTGGAGATATAGTTTATGAATTTACAAGGAAAGATTGAGTATATTAAAAATGCAGTTACGGCGATTAAGCAAGCTATTGTACGCAAAAATGTTACGCCAACAGGTGATTTATCAACTTATGCAGACGCAATAGACAATATTGAAACCAAAAATAATACATCTTTAACTGTTAATCCTAGTACATCATCACAAACAATAAGAGTACCGGCTGAATATACGGGTTATGATGTAGTAACGGTTAATCCCGTAACAAATGCTATTGACTCGGATATAACCGCTAACAATATTAAACAAGGTGTAAATATATTGGGTGTAAATGGTAGTGTAATTGAATTACAAGGTGAAACAAGAGTGTTTAATACAAATGGTACTTATACTCCTAGTAGTGGTAAAAATGGTATTACAGAGGTTACAGTTAATGTACCCGTCGACCATGATGATTTAATTAATGGAACAATAACAAGTGTTAATACTGATGTTTCAACCATTAAAGGCGGTGCGTTTAAGGATTGTACTAATTTAATGTCTTTAACATTAACAAATAATACTATGGTTAATTTAAGTGATTATTCTATTTTTGAAAATACACCACTTATAGAAAAAGAAAGTGCTAATAAAGGTACTGTTTATGTTCCTAGTAGCTTAATAAACGATTATAGACAATATTATTCACAGATATTTAATATTAGTAAATTAATAAAAGATAGTTGTTTAATAAGTGATACATCAGCATGGCACTCATTGACATTTGATGAATATTATTATGGTGAGTTTGTAGCACTTCATGAAAGTGGTTACGTTTCAATTTCTAATGATGGTAAAAATTGGTCTAGTCCTCATAAAATTAATTATAGCAATATGAGTTTTATTGGTGCTATGACTTATGGAAATCAAAAAATTGTTGCAGTTGCCGAATTAGGACAAGTATATTATGCAACTAATGTTTTAGGAACATGGTCGCATGGTACAAGTAGTTCTAATAATTTAAGTAGTAGTTATAAATGGCGTTCATTAGCTTATGGTAATAATATGTATATTGCGTTAAGTGAGGAGGGGCAACGAGGTACATCTACCAATGGTACAACTTGGTCGCTTGGCGGTAGTCTAAGTTCTAGTCATACTTGGATAGAAATAGTTTATGATGGGTCTAAGTTTATAGCCTTAGCAACTGATGGCTATATAGCCACTTCAACAGACGGTATAAGTTGGACTACTACAAGTGTTTTAGGCTCTCATACATGGAAAACTATAATGGTTGATAATACTAACACAAAACTTGTGGCAATTAGTTCAAATGGCTATATTTCTGTATCTTTTAATGGTGGCACAACATGGTCTTATCCTACATATAATGAAAATTTCAATACAAAAGATTATTCAGTTCGTTCAAGATGTAATAACAATGGTAATATTGTTGTAGTTTCAACTAGCGGTCTAATTTCAACTATTGATGATATTGCACAATTAAATTTTGAGCCTATCTCATAATGCTAAAATAAAAATATAGGAGAATTACTTATATGGCAACAGATAAACCCGAAAAACCCGCTAATGAATTTTTACCAAATGGTTTTGGTACGGGTAGTGGTGTAATAAAAAATGATTTTAGTGATGATAAAAAAATCAACGGTTTTAGTGCGCAATTAGAAGATATTTTACAAGGTGATAATTTAAACTATACGCTTGATACAATAGGAAAACAATTAAAATATCTTACTACCGTTGTTGATTATATTAATAACATTAGCGTATTAAAAGTGCCTTTTATTAATGGTAGTAATAAATTAGATTTTACTGATATAAATGGTCTTTTGCCCTCTCAAACAAGTAATAATGGTAAATATTTAACTACAAACGGCACGACTTGTAGTTGGTCTAATGATTTTATAAGAATAGGCGACCCACAAATTACATTAAATTTTAATCAAGTTTTACCCGATAATTGTGTATGGCTTGACGGAACGGCGGGTGAAAATCATGATGGTGTTGTACCTATAACGGGTGATTGGGCGACATTATTTGCTATTTATGGTTGGGTTTATGACACATCATATAACAATACAGATAGTTTTAGATTACCCAATTTCACAAATAGAGCAATATGGGGTGGTACAACGGCGGGATATATTTCAGCCGGATTGCCAAATATAACGGGTTATATAGGTAGAGTTGATGGTGGTAATAGTGCTAGTGGCGTATTTTATGCTAATGGTACGGCGGGCAAATTAGAAAATCAAAGTGGACAACCTGACCCGAAAGTATATATGGACGCTTCAAGACCTTTAGGCTCTTTATATGGTAAATCTAATACTGTTCAACCCCCTGCAATCAAAGTAAGAGTATATACAAGGTATAAATAATGTATGATATTCCAAAAGCATTACAAGCACTTTTCGATATGATAAAACAATTAGCCTCAACAAAAAATACGGCTATTGAACATCAAAGCGAAAAGCAAGTAATAAAAGATAAAGGAAATTATAAAAAAGCAACAAATATAGCTGAAAAGATAATAATTTTATCTAATAAATATGTCGATACTTTTTTAGAAAAAGATAAAAAGAATTTTATAAAATTAGTAAATAAATTTAATAGGTATAATTAAAAAATTATGAGTAATGAAATTGAAAAAACAACAATAATAACTTTTAAAGGTGATACATGCCCTGTTACTTTTACCGATTTAGACGAGGGTATGATTATTTATTTTTGTGTTAGGGATGTAAAAAATAATGAGCCTGTTTTTGATGAAATAAGAGAAATTGTAAACGAGGCGGGTGAGGTTACATTTACTATGACACCCGAAATGACAGATAAATTTGTTGTAAAACCATCAGAGGGTGTAAATATTTATTATTATGGTATTAAACAAGTTGATGAAGTAACAGGCGAAGAAAATACAATTTTATTGGGTGATAATCCTAATTTTTGCGATAAATATATTATAAGGGTTTATTTAAAGAAAGCGGACGGAATAATTGAGGAATAGAAATGGCTAAAGTAAAACAAAAAGAAAAAATAATAAAAGCAAAAATAGTTGATAGTAATATACCTATTAATGCTAAAATTGTACAAGCTGAAAATACAATAAAAGCTAATCCGACAAAAATACCGAGTGCAACAACAAAAATAAAAGGAATTATTAGAATTGCAACGGATGATGAAGCATTAGAGGGAGTATCACAAGATACGGCAATTACACCACATACATTAAAACTTGCAACTAATTTTGTTTTTGAACAAGCTATGCCGTCTAAAGTATGGGAAATAGAACATCCATTAAACAAACGTCCTGATGTTTCTGTTACTGATACGGCGGGAAATACGCAAGTGCCTGATGAAATTATATACAATAGCAATAGTTCAATCACAGTTAAATTTCTAGGCTCTTTTGCGGGATATGCGATATTAAATTAATACTTTTTATAGGAGATAACAGGAAAAATGAAATATGGAAATCTTGACGGGCAAGGTATAGCAGAAATAAGAAATTATAATTTTCAAGCCTTAGAAACTGCGCCCACGACTAATGTTTATGAGGGTAGATTTTACTACAACACAATAGACCACACTCTTTATGTTTATAATGGTACGGCGTGGATAGACGCTTTAAATCAAGGTAAAATTTACTTATTCCAAAACGGTTTAGAAGAATTAACGGGTGCTGACGCAGGGAAAGTACAGATTAAACTTGCAACAGGTGCAAACGCAGGGAATGTTACTTTTACAGTTAGCTCAAATGGATTAGCAGGTACAGTTGCAGACGCAAGTACATCAGTAAAAGGTGTTATTGAAATTGCAACAGATGTTGAGGCGGCTGAAACACAAAATCCGTCTGAAACATTAGCAATTAATCCAAAACAATTACAAACAAAAATAGGTAAAACTGATTTATCAATAGATAGTGGCTCGACTAATTATCTTGCTTATGATAATACGAGTGGTAAATTTAGCGCAAAGGTTGATACAACTGTAACCGCCAATTCAACAAAACTTGTAACATCAGGGGCGGTAGCAAGTGCGATAGCATTAGCACAAGCGGGCGCATTAAAATATCAAACAACTTGGACGGCAACAGGACAGACCGATTATTCCTCAATTACATTACCCGTTCAAAAAGGTTATATGTACCCTGTTAGTGGAACGGCAACAATAGGTGGTGTTGAGTGGAATAGTGGTGATTATCTTGTAATTAATAAAGATATTGCGAGCGGTGGAACAATAACAAGTGTAGATGTAGATAAAATTGATAACACCGAAGCAAGTGATATTTTGCGTCTTAATGCAACACAAACCATGACAAATAAAACTATTGACGCTGATAATAATACTATTTCAAATTTAGAAACCGACAATTTTAAATCAGGTGTTGTTAGAACATCAACGGACGGAATAAGAGATGTATCAAACGCTAGTGATACAAGCATAGTAACCGAAAAAGCTATTGCAAGTAAATTAGCAAAATTAGTATATACCGAAACTAATCCGGCTTTAACAATGTCAGGTAATCAATGTACATGGACTATAACGCACAACTTAAATAACACCAATGTAGCAATACATGTTTACGAAGTTACAACGGGTGATGAAATTATGTATGACAGAACAGTAACATCAGCTAATGTAGTAACAGTAAAAATCTTAACAACGGCAAACATTTCAGCGGGAACATATAAGGTAGTAATTTTGGGATAATATGACAGTAGATAAATTATCATTACCCGCTAAAAATAATGCGGTGCAAGAGAAAATTAATGAAATTATTGACAAGTACATTGAAGATAAAGCGACAGGGTTATGGTCTATATCAATAGACGGTCTTGCAACATCTCATGACGAGTCAATAAATATAGGCTTATTTTCTGTTTGTGGAAGTGATGAATCAACCGCAGTTGGTGTTGTTGCGCAAACCACAGGAGCAGACTCTCACAATTCGGCTTCATTTGGTTATCATGCGCAAACTTATGGGGGTTATTCAATAGCTCTTGGAAGTTATGCCATGGTCGGAACAAGCACATCAGACAGAGCCGATTACGCAATTCAAATCGGCTATGGTACAAATACCCTTGCAAAAACATTAAGCATAGGTTTTTATGATGATACTACCCCTACAAATTGGCAATTATTAGACGGTGCAACGGGTTTAATTCCAACGGCTAGACTTAGTACGTTTACGGGCGCAGACGGTACAAACGCAGGAACGGCAGGGATAGTGCCAGCTCCAACGGCAACGGATAACGACAAATATTTAAAGGGCGACGGCACATGGGCGACTGTTTCGGGTGGCGGTGGAACGGCAACGGATGTACGAATTAATGGAACATCAATAACGCAAAATAATATTGCTGATATTTTAACAAATTCTGCGTATTCATCAAACAATAAGATTGCAACAATGTCGGACGTTCCCACAGAAACCACAGTTAGCGGTTGGGGCTTTACAAAAAACACAGGTACAGTAACATCAGTAAATAATGTATTACCCGTTAACGGAAATGTAGCCTTATCAATTCCCTCTCAAACAGATGTACAAATCAACGGTACATCAATCACTTCGGGCGGAACGGCGAATATTTTAACAAATACGGCTTATAACGCTAGCTCAAATAAGATTGCAACGATGAGTGATTTACCAACGGTTGTAACTTATACAGGCGGAACTGGTATATCAATTGGTACTGGAAATGCGATTAATCATACTAATTCTATAACAGCAGGAACGGCAGGAACAAGCTCGGCGACATCAGGCTCAACGTTATCCGTTCCTTATGTAACATACGATGCACAAGGACACGTAACGGCAAGCGGTACGCATACTCATACAGTAACGGGGTTTTTAACAAGCATAACATCAAGCGACGTTACAAATGCTTTAGGATATACACCATATAACAGTACAAACCCTGACGGATATATAACATCGTCCGATTCACTTGTTGCAAGCACAAGGTTTGACGGACAATGGACTTGGAAATATCAAAGTGTTGAAAGTGGAAGCGATAAAGCGGTAGGCAGCTATTCTTATGCTTTAAGCAGTTATTTACCCGACACAACAAATAAATATGAGGTTTTTGTAAGAACAAGAGCGGAGTATAGTGCGTCAGTGTCAATATATGCGATGGGTACTGTTGCAAGCCCCGCCGACAACATGAGTTCAAGCGGTCAATACTTCTTCCAAGCTTATGTTGCTCAATATTCAAGGGTTGCTGCATCAAGTTTTATTTTGCCCTTTAATGCAAACGGCACGTTATATTATCAAGTTAAAACCGCAAAAATAGCAGGTTTGTACATAGATTTATGCGGATATAGACGAATTGGCACTAATTCATAGGAGGAAATATGTATTTCGCAAATGTTAATTCAAAAAATATTCTGGCATCAATAGGCTTGAGCAAAATTGATATTGATGAATACAACTCAACGGACGTGTTGAACATTGAAGTATCAGAAGAAATATATAATAATGCTCGCCAATACGGTAATAATTACTATATTTACGACAATGGCGAAATTATAGTTAATCCGAATTATGAAAATGAAGAAGCTCAAAAGCGACAGGCTGATTTTGAAACCGAATTTTTCAATACTTCACTTGGTTGGATTCGCAGGCAAGTAAACATGAAAGACGGGGGAACAAAAGACTTTTTAAGTGATTTATTGCCCGCTATTTCAATGGCGCTAAATTCAGGTATAGCTACACCGATTATCACATACAGAACACCCGATTTTACGCACGATATAACCGATTGGACGATATATCAAGACATTAAACAAGTAACACCCCAATTTATACAAGAGTGTTTTAACCAATTAAGCGCAGATTTCGGAGCAATATAGGAGGTTTTATGAACATCTTTAAAAAAATCGCTTTAGTAAACAAGGTTAAAAAAGCAATCAAGCAAACTAAAAATATGCTTGATACAAACAAAGATTTAACAAGCCAAGTAAAAAGAATTATCGGTAATTTAAAAATCGATATTGAAGCGCTTTTAACTTATTTACCACATTTTAAACCGATTTATAAGGAAATCATAGAAATTGTTAAAGAAGTTTTTTAGCGATAAAGAGCAAATAGAAGAAATAATATTATCTGAAACTCCCGATATAAGAATAAGGGTTATTAATGATAATGACCCCAAACCTATTAAAGATAATAAAATTAAATATCCTTTTGAATTGTTTAATACAATAAAAGTAACCATTAAAACAACAAAAAGAGAATTTAATTTTGATATTCCTAAAGGATATACTTATAATGGTGCGGATATACCTAAAATTTTTTGGCGAATTATTGGCTCAAAAACAGATAATACATTTCTTTTAAGTGCATTATTGCATGATTATCTTTTAGACTTTAAAGCATTTATTATTAATAAGTGCATTAAAGAGCCTATAACCATAGAAGAATATAGGCGACTAACCTCTTTAATTTTTAGAGAAAAACTAAAATTGCAAGGCGTAAACACAGTAAAAGCCAATATTATGT